CCCCCCCCCCAACATTGACAGTTTTTATAGAAGTTTATCTGTCGTGCATGTCTTCTCGACACCAGGTGCGTTCTCGCTTTTTCACGCTTTGCGTGCCTGGTCGCTACTCACCTCAGCGGGGTCGTAATGCCCGACACCATACTCCGGTTTACCGAAGCATAGTGGGTTGCTGATCACGTGTCCATCTACGCTAGCGATGGCAGTGATGTCAGGTCAGTCTCAAGCATTTGTTCGAAGCATAGTTCACCTACGCAGTTGCCTAACTGTTGTGTTTCCAGAATTGCGATGCAAATTTCCACGTCTGCGCGTGACATATTGTACACCGTTGAGTAGTATTGAAAGAAATCTGCCTCCACCCTGTGGCTTACCTTGGCGACATGCTCAGTTGCATATGCCAATTTAGCTCTAGCGTTACCCACCTTTTTTGATTCCGTTGGTGAGCGCTTCTCATGGGGGATGTTTCTCTTCATTGCTCTTGCAAGTGCTGCAATAAGTGGATCAACTAATCCATAATTGCACAGCGTTGCTATGATGCTCTGGTACCACATTTTCCTGATCTTTTCTGTGCGTTGTTCCATGTCACACATGATCTTTGATAAAAACCTAGCAGTTTTTGGCATTAAGACGTAGCTTCCGTTTAGAAGAGGATAAAACCTGCCTGAGCAAAACTCTACGAGCAGTGGGTCTGTCTGGTAACCGATTGTCACCTCCATCCCAAACTCTGAGTATTGTTCTTGCATGCGCTCCACCCCCCCCATACGCTCCAGCTCTTGTCTCGTGGTGATTGTTACGCTGTCATCGCCGCAAATGATTGAGAACCAGTTCCTTCGCGAACCATGTATCTCTATTTTCATTGCAGCATTGACAAGTGTGTCACCTATGCTTGTGTCTGGCCAGCCAGACTGCATCGTATATGGCAGAGAATACTTTGTGCCAAACGACGTAGATCCAGCCGACAGACCACGTTTCAAACCGCTAGCCACCTTGCGAGGTAGCTTAGTCTTGTAAAAATCATTTAGAAAGTCAAAGGGGCCTTGCGTGATGTGCAGGTCGAACCGGCTTTGGTCGTCCTCGATTATCACCACATTGTCTGGGCCCCCTAATTCTCCCACGGCCTCAATTGCCTGTGCATACATGCTACCTATGTCATTGGCTGACAGTCCGCACGTGTACCCTATTTGATCTCCTGCCTTGATTCCTTCGGTTGTCACCCAGGATCCGTCACATGCTCCACCGTTGAGACCTTGTCTTGTCTCCTTGGCGAGTTTGCGCAAGTATGGGCCTGCTAGCAGTGATAGCTCCACCGGGCAACCTTGAATAAATCTTGGATCTTTAAACTTCGCGGAGTGAGTGATTTTGGGTGCAATCTCTCTTTTTACGAAGGATGATGCTCTACACGGAGTGAACTCTCTGTCCATCTCTATCGCACGTGCAAAGTCTTGGCGTCTCTTTGGAGGGTATGTTGCTAGCCATTTGAATAAATTCACTGGTTTGCGCACACATTTGATCTTCCTCTTCAACACAACGCCTGAACTTGATTTAGCCTGCTTCCATCGCTGAATGACCGACGCGGCCACTTCAGGTGTTGCATGCTGGGGCAGTTTCTTCCCCACTCTACCTGCCATAGAGATTTCCTCATTGCAGGAGCAGGCTCGGAAGACTGTTGGGACGGCAAATGAGAAACCCCAGAATTTCTTGGCTCCTAATTGCGGTTCACACTTCAGATCTCCCCTTTCCACTTTCAGACCCGATTGTTGTTCGGGCATGCCTAGACCTTCCTCTCTCGCACACACATCAGCGTACACGCGTGAATGCGGCGAGAAGAAATCATCGAAGACATCGAGTTCTGCGCTAAAGCCCATAATTCTACTTGTCATATTCCAAGCCACATGGAACGCTAATTGACGAGTGAAGAAATTGACTTTTGAAATGACTGTATGCAAAGCCATTCGCACAAATCCCCTGAAAACGTTGCCCACCGTCAGTCCGCCTTTGGACTCTTTGATGGCCATGAGCGCACTCAGGACGAGGATAAACCCCATCGCTATCCACTCTCCAACTGATGGTGCAGCCACTACCGATCTAAACATTTTAGCGAACGTCCTGATCAGCATCCACCTCAAGCTTTCCTCTACCAATGGTATGAACAGAGACCTTGCAGCAAGCCCAGCCCCGTATCCAAACACTTTTGTGAAGCAGTATCCTAGCTCCACAGGTAAATTCAACTCTAAGTAGGTTAGCTCTTCCTCAACTGTTTTGAACCTAGGTGACCAAAAGGGCCCGAAGGCCAATCCCATGCGAAACCAGGCTGCGAAACCAGCGGCTTTTAGGGAATTGGTACGAGCACGTAATAGTCTTATTTTTAGGGCGTTATTTTTCCCACACATATGTGCTCGATCAATGATGTCAAGACTCGTGTCCTGATTTATGAGAGTGTGTAGTTTTGCTGATCTTGCCATGGGAATGAGGTCTCTCTTTACTGAGCTCTCCTCAGCCTTGTCTACCAGGCTACGGGTGTAGTATCTGGATGCGGCTTTGTCTGCCATGTCGTGGAAGATTGGGATGACTGTGTCGTCCACAGTGACTGTATCTGCATGCATTTCCCCTGTCAGTTGGGGGAAACACAAGTACGCAGTCATTCTCTGCAGGAGGGCTCTATTGTAGTACATGAGGAGCGATTGTGCGAACACTCCCCACCTCCAGAGTCTAGGATGATACAAGAACATCAGCGTCACAATGATCACATGTAGGAGCATTAACTCAAGCCTGAGTACATCTCCCGGTTGCAATTCCAACTGTTTCACCTTCAGCCTTTCCATCTTCTTGGACTCCCTGAGGACCACTTTGCTTGCCTTGGGCTCTTTCTCTTTGTCGCCCTCGTCTTCTTCACTGTCTTCTTCACTGAATTCAGCATCTTCTGCATCATGCACTGTGCCACTTATTTCTGTACACTTAAGCTTACCGCCAATTTTGGACGCATTGGCTGCTGCTCGCTGTGCTTTCGCTTGCTGCTTATTCCTGTCCCGGATTGCCTTATTGGCAGCTGGGTCAAATAGCATGCCGTCTGAGTCGCCGTCAGCGATTAAGGATTTCTTTGCTGGTTGCGTTGGCTCTGGCATAAATGGCAATTGCCCTAAAGCTGCGTTGACACTCTTGCCTGTCATGCTATGCCGCACAAATTTGACGAATTTACCCACTGCGCTTTTCTTCTTGCTACCCTTATTGTCCTTGAAGGTGGGACATTGCTTAGCAATATGTCCGTCTTTTCGACATAGACGACATCTTTTGCTATCCTCAATGGGTGTCTTGCTTTTACCTGGGCACTCATGTGCGACATGTCCCTTGGTTTTGCAGATCTTGCATCTCAGGTTGAGTGTACGGAATTCCCACGCTCGCTGGTCGACTCTGTTACACAACCTCTCTTGTTGCTCATCGTGTTGCTTGTCCTTCTTCTCTCTGGCTTTCATTAGTCGTTGCTCACGTGTTGAGCTGGGTCTAATGTTGATGTCACTCAAGTGGAAGGCGTTCGATTTCCTTGCTGAACTCTCTAGGACTAGGGGTTTGCGAGGTGCTTTGGCCCCCTCCCACTCATCATCGCTGTGTGTGCGCTCATTAGCTTCGTTCCAACTGACAAATTTAGCCATGGTTGTTGGCTCGTCGTCTGATTCGTGCTTTGTCTCCTCATCTCCTGGTTTGGGACCTGGGTTTGGTTCGACACCCTCTCTCGTTAGGTCTCTGATCCACGCTCTTGCTGGAGTACTGTTGAAGCATTCGAGCAACCACGACGATGGCACATCCAAGATATGCATTTGTATCAACAACAACGTATGCTTCAGTATCACCCTGTTCTCTACTGCGATTGTCAGAAAGTCTCTAAATGATATATCTACCACTGAGCTCTCTCGATCCTCATCGATGAGTGTTTGGATGATTGTGACGCGCAAAATGTCGCCTGTTGAATTGACTGTGAGAGTCATTCTTGTCGCCTGCTGCCCTAACATTTCTACCCAGTAAGCTGCGAGACGTTCTGTCTCAATTAAAGCGTTTCCAGCCTGGTTGGGCCCAGGGTTGCTCTCCACACCGTATCTAGTGAGGTCTCTGATGTGGGAATCCTTTACTGCTTTGTACTCCATGTAGTGCCGGGGTGTTGTTAGGGCGGCGACAGCTCTGTCGCCGCATTCGAAGTACACCACCCATAGGCCGTGCGTGTGCGCGAAAGCGTTGGCTACAACAGGGAACCTCAGCGATGCAATTTGTGATACCAAGCGTATGATTTCTTCTGGCCCCCTGCAAGGGACCGCAATCGCTACTGCCGTATGATACCTCTCCTCAACATGCTGTGGCCCCGGGTTGCTCTCCACCGTCTGCAGCTGAATGGCACGTAAAGCTGCCTTCTGCCTAGCGCTCAAAGTTTTTGAGCCTTTCGTTAAAGGATTCTCCAACTGTCGTTTGTAGAAAACCTTTTCGTCCACCTTCGTGTGTCTACGTTCTTTATTATTGTTGTACTGCCGGTACTCCACTGTTTCATCAAGTTGTAATGCCTTTGTGAGATTCGCGCCACCCCGGGTTGCCCCGTTGTGGTTTTTACTACTTCCTCCCTCACTATTGCTGTTCTTGATTCTTTTCCCTTTGCTGTTTGTTGATTCGTTTTGTGACGTTTTTGTGAGATTCGCGCCTCCCAAGGTTGCCCCTGAGAGGTTTTTTCTACTTCCTCCCTCACGTGTCACTTTGATGACAAGCACGTTGATTGCTGTGGTTGTCATTTCATTCTTAGCTTACCGGGTGTTTTCCCTATCCACTTCTTTGCTAACCATTCTTGGCCAGCGCGTGTAAGTCGCATCTGTTTGTGGTCACAGACAACCCCAGAGGTAGGCACTTGCCCCTCCTGGACACCTCAATAGTCAGTTAGTTTCTCGGACGTCTACTGGTTGCCCAGAATTAGCGAACGCCCTCGAATGCCCGTCTTGAGGAAGAAGGACAGGTCCCATTGAGCTACAGCTCTTCACCCAGATCCTCTTGCCGAGGGGGCAGTGTGGTAGTGAGCCTTAGCTCACATCACTGCTTTACTGGCCACCCGAATTTTTTGTCCGGCAGGTTGCTCGCCCGCATGTCAGCTTTCACTGATGATGGACTGCGCAATTTAGGCTCCTGGAATTCCAAGTCCGCCTATGAAGTTTACCGATGCCTACTGGTTCCCACCCGATCGTGCACCTATTTTTCTGACCATCCCCACTTAGTTGTTCGTGGAGCAGTCGGTTCGGTATTTGGTTTTCACTCCTGATTGTTGCTTCATGGAGGGTGGACAGGTATGATGTGACTCTTTTGTCTTTTGTGTTTTCTTTGACCGTGACGACTTTAGCCTAGATTATATGTCCGGGCTGTATTGATTGTGATATTGTGTGTTATATATTGGGTGATATATTTCCTCTTGTTGTTGTGTGTAGTTGTGCATTGTTATTGGTTGATATGTTGTTGACGTCTCTGTGTATCGTATGGATCTATCTAGAGCAGCATTGATCATCTTTGTGTCCACTTGAACACCTGGGGCGGCCCCAGGATCTATGCGTTCGATTGCACTCCCTAACCCACTCACGCCTGCCTCGTCAATGTCGACAAGCAGCTGTTCCATGAATGTTGGGTCGTGTATTCTTGTTTGTGTGTGCTCTTCTAATATTTGTGTTGGGTGATCCAAGTACGTTGTTTGTGTGTCATGTGTACTGCCAAACTCGGGCACGCTCTGCGCCCAATATTCATCATTTGACCTTAGACGCGTCGCACGATCTGCTGCATCGCGAACTGATCCAGAGTTGGGGCCAAGGCTTGCTGCACTCCCTTGCGTACCCAGTCGGCTGCCTTCTTGCGTGCTCTTTGCTTGAGGGCCGGAACGGCTGCCTGAACTCCGGCCCTCACTGCGTCCCCCAACAAAGCTGTAAAGTCAGAGCCACCTTGGTTCGCTGCGTCGCGTGCCTGTAGGTTGCTTACTGCCGTTGCGTATGCTTGTTCTGTGGAAGGTGCTAGAGGTACCGCTGTTCCTGCGCCGATAGTCTGGGATACTGCTACCACATCGGAATGTGATGCGGTCAGTGGCAAATTGTCACCATACACTTCGAAATACGCTACTGCTTCAAAAGCATAGGTAGTATCGGCCGCTGCCTTGCTGACAAGGATAGCGCATGCGAGGCGGTTTGCAACACTGG